GACTATTTCCACGAGATGAAAACCCAGTGTTATCTTCACCTTTGGCGTTCAAATACAAAGCAATGTTGTTTTGCTTGGCTATTTGTTCAATAGTGTAAGTTTGTTGTTTATTGTTTGTCATGTCAATATCCTAAATCCTTTTTAACTGATGATTGTCTGTCTTGGCGTTCGTTGTACTTCTTGCCACGCAATTCGGGTGTTTCTTCTTGAACCAATCTGCGAACCCTTGTGATGGTGTCCGATGATGTTAGTTTACCAAATGCCATCAGTTTGAAGAATGTTTGTGTTGGGGTACTTGATGCGGGATAGCCGTGGGCTTCCATTTCAAGTTTCCAGAACCACGCCACCAATTGTTGGTCGTTGTCTTTGAAGTCGGAGTATTGGGTTAACAACTCAATCACCGTGTTTTTAATGTCCATTTTCATTTGTCTTTGATTTTAAGATTAACGCCATTTTGGTGGCTTTGTCCAATGTTTCAATTGCCGTTGGGGATGACATCAAATGATCCACGATGCTTCCCACCTGGCGGTGTTTGTTTTCGTTTTCAATGTTTCGTTTTATGTGTGCGTTTTTGCGTTGTTCAAAATCGTACAACCATTGTTTCATGGTATCGTATTCCACCAAATCCGCTTCGTACATTTTATGTTTGGTTACAAAGTCATAACCGATTTTGAGCAATACCAACGACAATCGCGAATCGGCATCGTGTTCCCAATATGCCTTGATAAAATCGTTTTTCAAATGCTTCAATGTGGTGATGCCTTGTTGGTAAACTTCTTCATCCGTGTACACCACCTCCGTGGGTGCTTTTTCAAACGGGTTGTACCTGGGTACTTTCACATCCTTGATAAACCGATTAATGATGTTTGTGAGGAATACTGCGTTGATTTTTTTAACGCGGTGAATGTCCGACATCGAACCAATCAAATACGCATCAAATGCCTTTTCAAATAAAAGGAAGTGATAACGGGAATAAGTTTGTTTCAGCAAATCCACGATTTCTTTCATGGCTTCGTTTGGTTCAATATCGCCAACCCGAACCAATTTGTCAATGGCGGTGGCAATTTCAATGTCCGTTAGGTCGTAAACCCATTGTTTATTTGTCATGGTGTAAATATATTATCTAAATTGATCCAACCAACTTCCCTTATTTTCCACACTCTGTTGATAAGGTAGTTCATCGTTCCATCGTTCTTGTGAAATGTAAGTTGCGAAATGTGGGATGAAATCCATTTTTTCGGCCTTGCGGTGGCTTTGTATGTAATTTGGTACATGGTTAATAATATGCAACCGATTCGTTTCAGTTAATCGCTTAAATCGCTCGTATGCAACTTTCTTTGGGCCAACCTTTGTGTATGCAATCCAAACTTGTTCAAATTGCTCTTTGATTAAGTTATTATCTACTTTCTCATTTACAATTTCAATTTCATTTTCATTTTCATTTTCCATATGTAGAACATATGTTTTTGATGTGATTAACATATCTTCTTTCTTTTTCCTATTATTCCTTCTTGATTCGGAATACGCTTTACGCTTATCAACTTCTTGTTCCAACCTGGGATTAAAATAGTTCCCCGCCTCATCGCGTTCAAACTTTTCAAAGATATCTGCATCATGTGTGCCACATATCTTTAACATATCTTTTTCGCTCAACCTACCTTTTTGGTGTTGGGCGCACATTAATCGTATGAATTTGCCAACTTGCTCATTGTCCATGAACATCGTGCCAGTTAGGAAGTCACTTGAATAGAATAAAAATGCTGGATCTTTTGACATAAATTAAAACCCCAAACAATTGATGGCGGTCGCAGTGCCAAAAACTGAATGGGGTTGTAAAGATTTTTCAAAGTTATCTGCGACATAACTGTAATACACCACGAATATACAAAAAACAACTATATTTGCAAAGTCCTTTTTGTTATTTGTCATATCAATTGGATTGGGGGGCGTCATTGCCCCCTTCCTTTTTAAGTTGGTACAACGCTATCATCGCCACAAATAAAAATCCTAACCCCATTCCACCCGCGATGATTTGGGCCATGATTGGATAATGCACAATGCAATACCCATATGCCAATCCCAGAACGATTGTAGTAAATACGATTAGGATGTTTTTCATTTTACGGCTTTGATTAAAATTGAATCTTCGTTGGAAACATACTGTGCGGGTTCGTATACCTCGCCCGTTTGCTCGTTTAGGAACAATCCTTTGTTCATGTTCTTGTACGCCATTTGGTGCAGTTTCTCGCGTTCCTTTAATGCGTTTTTGAGTTCCACCACCTGGGGGATGTGGTCGTATGAATAACGCCCCGCACCCGCTTTTCGTGTTATCTCATAACCCATGTACACTTGCCCGTTCCATTTGGATGCTTCGTTCAATGCTAATGGTTTGATTTGATCTTGAAAGTTCTTGATGGTATCGGCAAGTTCTTTCAACTCGATGTGGAATTGTAGGGGGCAGTAATTGCCACCCCCTATTTCCAACATCGTGTCCGATAGTTGTTCAATCATTTTTTTCATCAGAACGGCAATGCATCGTGTGAAACTGGTTTCAATTGTGCCAAGGTGTCTTGACCATCCACCACGAACTTTTCAAACACTTGGGCGTAGGCAAGTATCTCATGTAACTTGATGTCACCATTGATGACCAAATCACCCGCCACTTTCAATACACTCATACGGGTAATGCGTTTGTCCGTTTCGGGGTCCTTTGGTTTGGCAGTAAATGGTTGCGCACCTGGTTGTGCCATCACGGGTGCAATCTTGTAATAAATGCGGTCTTTGAATTCCTTGGATGTGATGGTGTAATCGGTTTCCACACCCACTTTGAATTTGGTTTGATCCGCACTTTTGGATGCGTACTCACCCGAATCGCCATTGGCAAAGGTGATTTCAAATTTGTACAATGTGCCGTACTGACCATTGTAAGTTCCGTTGGCAGTTACATTGGTTACTGCGCTTCTTTTTTGTTGTTCCATACTATTTTGTTTTTTAATTGGTAGTTTAGTTTTGTGAGAATCTCAAATTGTTTTTCCATTGATAATCCGTTTCGTTTGAATTGGAATTTCCAGGTGGTAACTGTTGCGTAGTTGGCGTGTAATAACTCCGCCAATTCTTTGTTTGACTTGTTAAATACTTGTGTTAGTGCTTCGTGTGTTGTCATAGTGATTGTAATCGTATTTGGAAAGCCATACCAATTGTAAATAGGTCGCTACCTTGATGTCCCGTAATTGTTATATGGCAAGTATCATCGTTGTTGTAATGCCTTTCAACAATTGAAATGTGTTTATACCTATCTTCTGATAATATGTCTTGGAATTCTTCCATCCAATCAATGAATAAAAAATATATAGTTGTCATTTTGCTTTGCCTTTGTACATTCTACGCTGAACCAACATTTGAGTGAACTCATTGAATTCGGGGATGTACTCATCCTTTTCAAACTGGTAGGGGGTTGCTTCGGGTGTTTGTTCGTAACGCTTGTTGTTGCGTTTGATGCAGTGCCATGAATAACCAATGGCAAATGCAATGGGTGTTCCGATGATTAAGTAAATGATATCCATGTTATTTGTCTTTTCAAAAATAGGTTAAAGTATTTGCAATTCCAAATTAAATGCGTTTTAAAATAAAATCAAACGCTTCGTGTAAAGTGACTGTGCGGTAAATTTCAGCCATGCGAAAGGCGTGTTCGTAGGTTGGTGCATACCATGTTTTGGTGTACAATTCCTTTCCGCTTTCTGTGCGATAAACACATTCGTATATGTTGATGATTGCTTCCATAGTTGTAAGTGGGGGCATTAAGCCCCCGTTGAGATTCTATATTCTGTTGGAACTTTCTTGGCACATTCGCTACCGATTGGCATTGTCCATGCGTCATCGTATTCGTTTGTGTCGTTTGCTGGGTACATATCGCCACCCCAAATGGTGTTGATAAAGAATTTAGGTTCTTTGATACCTTGACCGCAACAAGCGCAAGTACCATAAAATGATTCTTGGTTGGCGTAGTACTTTTCTTGGTTTTTTGCGAACATCTTGCTCTCAATTCTTGGGATGCTGATGATGTTTTTTGGTTCGTTTGTCATTTCCATGATTCAAAAGAACAACAAATAATTTGTAATTCCAAATTTCAAATGGTCTAACACACAAAAAAAGTGAGCAAAAACCCACTTTATTTGTAAATGGTTACTTTTCCTTTGTAAGTGACTTCAACATTTCAATCAAACGGGGGCAAGGATACACATCCGCCTTGTCCGCACGAACTGAATTGTGTGTGAAAACACCTGATTCGTTCTTCAATGCACGCTTGGTTACAACCCAAATATCCTCATTGTAGGTTAAATCTATGCCGTACTTTTCATTCCAAAGAATCAACAAGTCCTTCACGGATTGGATTTGTTCGTCTGTGTACTTATGCCACAACTTGTATCCTTTGTAGGCGGTTGAAAGTTCCGTCACTTCATCCGATGGTATTTCACCACCCACATAGTTGTAATACTTTGTGCCTTTTTTGGTCAATGGACCCCAGTTGCAAACCTCAATACCAATGGATGTTCTATCCAAAGGAAGATACGGGCAACCATGCCCCATGAAATGCTTTGTGCCTAACCCTAAATGGTACGCCCAATACTCACTTCCAAACCCTTGAACGATTGTGCCGTCTGTTGAGATGGCAACACAAGTGGCAACCTTGTTGGCTACCTTTTCCCAATATGCAAAGGTTTGTTCACCGCTTCCGTTTCCCGCGGTGTGGTGTAAATACACCTGGGTCTTTTTAACCGCTTCGCGATTGTATGCCCTAAATGGTACTTGTTTAATTTTCATCTTGTTTCTTTGATGCTCCAAAATAGAATGATACTACCATAGTCACAATGGATGTTACCCCACCCGCAATGGTAAAATAAATGTCCTTTTGATCCGTTGGAAAATCCCAAAAGATAATTGAAAATAAAATGGCATAACTCAATGCCAAAATTAGGATGGCAACAATGCCCGTTACATTTGCTTTGAATCTGTCCATTATCCTTGACCCACACTGGGCTTTTTTGATTTGTGTTTATTGATGTGCTTCGTATGTCTGCCCAACTTCTTCTTGGGCTTTACACGAAATGTAGTGGTATTACTTTTGGTTGCCATTATTTGATTCCGTTTAATCGCATCATGTTTGCAATGGATGCGGTGTCCATACCTACCAAAGAAGTATCAACACCCATGAACATCATTGTAATTGCCATTGCTTCAATCTTTGATTCTGCCTTTGCCACTTCTTTTTCCAATGCCTTTTTTTCTTCCACTTTTGCCTCAACCATCTTTGCGTTCATCGTTTGAGCCATTTTGGTGACTTCTCCCGCACTTTGTAGGTTTTTTGATACCCTGCTAAGTAAAGCGTCTATTTCGTCAATTTGTGGGCTTTGTTTTGCGGTTGCACTTGTGAAGATATATCCAGTGATAAACAACGCGCTAAATACGATTAAAAGGTTTTTCATAGTTTCTTCATTGTTTGCATGATGCGGATTTCAGTCATGGCACTTGCCAAACACGAATCCGACTTTTTCAGGGCGTATGTGAGTTTGTCAATCTTGATATCCAACGCCTCAATCTTTGCATTGGCCTTTTCGATTTGTTCTTTATAGCCCGAACGAAGGTCCAAATACAAATACCCAACAGCCACAAGCATACAAAAAGAAACGGCAGCAATCGGGTTTTTACGGAATTGCTCAAATGAAACGGGAAGGGCATTGGGTTTTCTTGCGGTCATTATTCAGTAGGTGGGAATGGTGGTGGTGGTGGTGGGATGTATTCGGCTTCGGGTAAATCTAAAACCCAAGCGTATTCACTTGCTTCAACTTCGGGTTTGTCCTCATCGGAAAGAAACAAAAACCAAACGCCGTTAATATCTTGAACGCAATTAAAGAACTGATAAGGTGCGTAGTATTGCCCTTGTATCAAATCCTTTTGTTCGGGTGTAAGTGTGTAACCTATCATACATTTCGGCTTAAAGTGGTTTGAAACGCTTGTACTGCGGTGTAAAAGTTGGATGCTTGGGTGTCGGTTAATCCGTCACCGATGGAAGCAAATGCATATTGTTTCGCCGATACATCACCTCCGCTTGTAGTTCTTGCACCCAATAATGTAGTTTGATTACCTATTTGAGATATTAAAGGTGAATTATTAATTACTTTATTTCCATTTCTGTACCCATTGACATTAGTATCATTCGTTCTTGCCCCTAAATAAAATCCTAATGTATTAGCAACACTATATGACGCAGTAAATATACCCGACCCCGTTAAATTTACATAAAAAGTATTACCATATACAATTACTGAATAATTATTAGAAGCCATATCATATTTCGATTCGTTTATATTCGTTCGAGAATAAAAACTCATATGAGCCGAAGTTGTGCTTAATGTTCCTGTTGGATTTAATGTCGTATCAAAATAGGTACTTGTTCCGTTGCCTTGTATACCATTTGCACTAAAAGTCCAACCGCTTGAAAAACTACCCGTAAAACTTGACGATTTTAAGTTCTGCGCACACGCTGCCGCACTTGCCCCGACCATTGGATAAATGGCTTTCATACTTGACCAAATACCCGCAGTTTTCATATCAAGTACAAGTTGATTGGTTGCGTTCTTTTCGGTGGTTGTAAGTGACCCACCCGCAGTGGTAACGCGGTCAAAAAATGCTTGTGCATCGGGGTCAAAGCCACCGCCACCACTGGCAGTAAACCCGCCAACCCTTACACCAACTCCAACGCCAAACATTATTCTCCGTACATTACAACTGAACCACTCGCCAAGGTGATTGAACTGATATAACTACCATCGGCAACGGCAATGAATGTGCCTTGCTTTAATGTTACACCACTCAATCCCAATGTTGTCATCAACGATGCCGCGGATTGATCCAAAATTGCAGATACAACGGCATCCGCATTTACCACAAACCCACGGAATCTTCCCGTGTTGGCACTTGTGTTTGATACGACCTTTGAACCCGTGTAACCCGCTGAAAAGGAACTTGCTGAAATACTCATGTCTATAAAACGATTAGATGGTTATTTGTTCCACATTGTCCGCACCATAGATAGCCACCAACGCATCGTAAACGGCGTTAACCAATAACGATTCAGCGGGGATGGTTTCGTAGGCCACAACCGACAATTCCAGGTTGGAAAATGTGGTGTTAAAATCTTGGATGCCTTGAATCGGTGCTTTGCCTTGTGCCAATGCTTCAACACTTGCAAAAACAAAGGTTGCGATTTGGGCGGGGATTACTCCGTCTTTTTGGCTTTTGACATCTGCGTAACCTTCTGCGATTACACATACACTTCCCGAAGGGATTGACAAACCCGAAGTAAGGTTAACGGGGCTTAAAATTTTTATTGCTTGCATATCTTATTTGTTAAATATATATTTTTGTTTTGCCCATAAATATGGGATTGTTGATGTGGCTCACATTATCAATGAAGGATTTTTCTTCGTTTTTATGAATAGTTCCTCCATAGTAATTGCCTTTGTCATCTTTGTAAACCGACATTAATAAAGGTTTTCCAAATAACATTTTCGCCACAAATTGTTTAATCTTTGTCATACTACAAAATTAGAATAAATCGTTCCAAGTGCTACCATTGTAGCAACATAGTTTGTTAGTTGTTGAATCGTAAACAACCAATCCCGCAGCGGGGGTGGCGATGGCGTTCTTTTGGGTTGTTGTCATTCGGGGTGGTAGGAATCCCATTGTTGTGCTTGACATTTCAATCAACGCAGAAGCAACGGCTTGTGTTGTCGATTTTCCAATAGCAAATTGTCCACCTATAAAGTTTGCGTAATACTGACCCGTTGGACCGCCATCATTCCTAAACCAAAATTGAGGACTTCGTGCTATAATAGTTGATGCAGACCCCAACACTTGCATTTGTGCATTATTATTAACACCTGCATACAAATCGCCATTGGCGTTTAGTTGCAATAAAGTTCCCGTTGAACTCTTAAACACAGATGTTCCGTCGTCAGTTATTTTTAACGCTTCTAATGCACTACTATTCTGCACCAAAAGCGATGTAGTGGCGGATGTTGAGCCTTTTCCCTTAAATTGAGCCAATGCAACCGCACCAAAATTGATTGAGCCATTTGCCCCACCCCCTTGCGGTATTAAATTTATTGGGGTACCTAATGCATTTACATCCCCAAAATATATTGAACCATTATTTGTAGCAAAACGAGTACCAATTAAAAATAAACTTCCGTCACTTGGTAGTTTTATACTTGCAGCAACCCCACCCAATTCTATTGCTTGTGTCGGTGCATTCGTCCCAACCCCCAACCTATTATTCGTATCATCCCAAAATAGATTAGTGGCATCACTTGCAAAGGCACTTCCATTGCTGAACTGAATTGCCCCACTCACACCGCTTGGTGATGTTGTAGGCGTTACAATGTTACCCGACCCCAAAACACTTGTTCCATTGATGGTCTTGATGTTTGTTCCGCTTACCAATGTATCTTGTTTGGCTGCCACTTGTGATGCCGTTGGAACTGCAACACCCGATTGTTGTAATTGGTTGGTGAAGTTTACCGCCGTGGTACTAACCGCCATTGGCAAGTTGTTTCCATTACCATCGGAAAGTGTTTTTAATGTGCCATCTATTGGGGCGTTATCGCCCGTTTTTATCAACCCTGGGTATGTTCCCGCTGGGGTTAAGCCGTTTAATGAAGTTCCCATATTTATGTATTATTCCAAGTGTCGTTAATTGAATTCCATTGTGTGTTGATTTGTTGCCATTCCAATGTTGCAAATGTAGGGTTACGGGTTATTTGCCCAATGCCTTGCGCCCATAAAGTGCCATCACAACACTTTTTGGAATATGTGTTTTTGTCCTTGCACAAACACGCCCGTGTTCCACCACCTTGCGGGGAACTCCGTGATGGTGTTTTCCATCCGTTTTGTGTGTTGTTCGGGTTATTCGGATCGTTCCAATTGCTCATCTTCGTAAAATTATGCCCAACAACAAAGCCAGTAACAAGGCCAAACCAATTCCCACCATCTGTGGAATCTTGATGCGTTCTTTATACTGAATTTGTGGTGGTAGTGTAATTGTCTTTGTGAATCTGATGGTATCGGCCTTTACAATTGTTTGAACTCTTATCACATCGTGATTTCGATACACAATCGTTTTAACGCCATCTTTTTCAATTGTGAGGGTATCAATCGTTTTGCTCACGAAAGTGTCTGTAATGGTCACAGAATCACGCACAAACACGGTATCAATGCCATACACGCTTATTTGTGCCATGGCGGGGTTCTTTTTGATGGCTTGTTCTAAATGCCACTGCGCAGAACACCCCGTCAACAAGATGATAAGTGTTAATAATTTACCACCTTTGACAAACAAATCGCACTTCACCTTATTGATGGTTTTCAACTGCGTCATGTAGGTGGTCAATTTCTTGACCTTTTCATCCTTTGGCTTGTATGTCTTTTTTACAGATTCCATGAAACATAGTTTGACGGATTTGTATTTGGGTATTCACCCGCTTGTTGGTCCTCGGTGTACTGCGAAAATAATTGTGGGTAGTAACTCAAATAATCCACAACCCTACGGCGATAAGTTTCCGCGATGTTTCTTTGGCGTTGAACCAATGTATCAATTTCGGTTTTGTCTGGCAAAGTGGTGTTTTCGGGTGAGTTCCTCAAAATACCCGCATTGCTTACCTCATAACCATGAAACAACAACAAATCTGCCATGGCGTAATGAATCAACATCGGTTGAACATAGTGCGAAACCAAAGTTTGGTAGTTGCCCGTCAATGTTCCGTTTTCAACCTGGGTTAAAATGTACCGATACAACTTCGTTCCCAAAAGTTCTTGAACTTGTATGTCTTGACTGATTTTAACAAAGGGATAGATTTTGTCCACATCCACATTACCACCCAATTGGGTGTATTTGAAGATTAGTTCTTTGTCAACCAGTAATATGTCATCGTTTGCGTACATCTTATTTATTTTTTAATGATCCTTTGTTTGGCATATCAATGGGGCGTGTCTTGGCGGTATTCCACCCACTTGGTGAGAATGGCACACCCGCATTGTCTGCGCTTTTGTTTGATACTTCGTTGTAATTATCTAAATCCCTACTTTCCCCAACCTCGTTTGGTTGCTTTGGCAAAAACTTTCCTTTGACTTGTTTGCGTCTAAATGTCAATCGTTCCCATCTGTGGTGGCAATTTACACCGCCTTTGTACTTCCAAATTGAATAGGAACTTTGACCGCTTGGGGCAAATTGTCCGTTCACACCCGCATCACCCATTTGGATGATATCTTCCCTACGGAATATCACTCCGCTTTTGGCTTCTTGAACCATAGTAGAGCAAAACTCCCTTGATTTGTTGGAAATGAAATCAGGACCGTAACGGTATCGGATTTTGTAAACCCCTTTATCGTCATCACTTTTTTTATTGGGGTTGTCATACGCCAAGTTAAATCTTAGTTCTTCGTCCGCGTCTGTAACTTCTTGAACATCAATAAGTTCCCACTCATCAGTGTTAATTATTTCCCCCTTGTCTTTCAAATGTTCAATCCATGACTTTTCATCTGCGATGGTCATGTCCTTGGATAAATCAATTTCTTTTAATTTACTTTCTGCCCAACGGATTCCCGCATCACCACCCCATGCATCCCACATCAAACCCCCGCATCCTTCGGAATATGGTACATCTTTGTTTTGTTGGTGACGGCGAAACGCTGCCATCCTTGCAATGGTTTCACGGCTTATGGGTTCACCATTTGCCAACTGATTTGCACGGGCTTTGCCTACTGGCGTTCCACATTCACCCCATCCGTTCTTTTCTGCCCATTCTAACGCCTTTTTAGCGTTACTCCTTGCACCTTCGGGGTAATCTGTGTATGAATCCGCTAAATCAATCTTTTTTTTTTGACTTGCCAACGATACGCCCGTTTCTTCTTCACGGGTTTCGTCATCAATTACATTGCCACTTAAATCGGTAAATTCCAAAGGTTGTAAGGTCTTGAAATACAGATTCAAATTAAACCCGTTAAAATTCAACACCTTGGTGACTGCATCAATTATCAATCGTTGGAAAGGTCGTACAACAACATTATCAAACAAGATTGACGCTGACTTCAATTCGTCTGCGTTACTACCAAATCCAGTGTTGTCCTTAATACCCAAAAGCAATGGCGAAACGATACGATGCGCCACCATGATTTTCTGCATGGATTCTTGGGAAAGGAACTGATATTGGTTGTGGGCATCACTCAATTGAACGGGTGTAATATCCGCACTTGAATCCTTGCCATCATTCCATGAGATAATAAACCTACCTGCGTTTGACGATCCGCCAAACTTTTGTTTGATTTGGGCTTCCACAGTGTCTTTAACCTCGGCGGGTGGTTGCCCGTTGTTAAAGTTTATCAACATTGATGGGGCTAACCCATTCATGATGTTGTTAATATGGAAATTGGAAATCTCCGCTTCCAAGTTGGCATATTGCGTACCGCCTTGGTAATCCACTGGTGCGAAGTAAAACGAACCCGTTGAATATGGTTTGATGGTTAAAATACATTCGTTTGCACTTTGGTCATAACCGAACGCCCTAAATTCAATTGGCGTGTGGTTACGCTTCATGTTAGCCCAATCGGGGCAATAATAGTACTTTTCAATTTCACCCTTTTCGTTGCATTTAGCGGGGCGAAGGGTTTGTTGTGGAAAGTGCTTGGCTTGGACATACTTTTTTCTGTCCTTTGACTTTACCAATTGGAATGATGCTTGGCCTAACATCTTCAAATCCATTGCAACGGCACGAAGGTCATCCGCACTGAACAACTTTTTGAATTCAATGTAACCTGGCAAATCCCTTGATGCCCTTGTAACCTCCAACCCTTTACCAAAGATTTGGTCAACAGTGCCTTTGATACACGCATTGTTGGTGGGTGATGAATGGTATAAGTCAATCAGATATTGGTAGTAATTATTATCATCACCATATTGCACCCAATCTTTGTTCTTTTGCTCAATGATGGATGGTGCGGTGTATGATTGTAATTGTATAAATTCTAAACTCATAGTGTTTTCCAATTAGGTGTACCAGGGGCAGTCGTTGTGAACTGCTTCCAAGTGTTGTAAATGTTTGTTGTTCCCGTAATCCAATATCCCAAAACCTCCCAAATCAACACATTCCCATTGTACACACGAAACAATAATTCATCCGTGTTCTTTGCCACTGCGTTAATTGGCGTTAAAGCGGGTAAATTCATTGTGATGAAGGAATATGACTTCACACACGCAGTCGTGGTGGAAACCATCGTTTTTGTGGGTTTATGCCATACCTCAATGGTTGCCGTTGACACACCTTCAAAATCCACAAACGATGTGAATGTAACTGATGTGGATGTGTTATTGATGTGCATACCTATAAAACGCAATTCTCACTTTTTGTTACAAAAGAAAACCCCCACCGATTTGGTGAGGGTCGTCAAACTATAAAACTGAAATCAAATTAAGCCGCAAGGACGGGGGTAATTACACTTGAAATTTCAGAGTAATTGTCCGCATCAACGGGCGTTGGAGGATTTGGCTCACTTGACATGAAAGTCAAAGTATTCAAACGGGCATCACCCATTTGCACACCCCATGAAGATGATCCGCCGTTGGCATCACAACCCAAAGTTTCACCCAACAACCAAAATTGGTCGTTTCTATCCCATACGATAATTTGCCATCTACCTTGTGTCAAAACCTTCAATTGATCCATATCGGCATCGCCCGTTACTGGGGTTTTACCGCTTGGTTTGAATGACAAAGTAAACAAAGTTTCGTATGCAGTTGTTCCGTTATCGCGTGATGCGATTACAGTTGTTTCAATGGTTGACAAACCTTTCAATTCCCAAAAAGGGGCAGAAAGTGGAGTGGTAGTTGTACCATTGTCAATCAAAGTAACTAAACCCGTTCCGCTTTTTGTAACTCGGTTAGCAAATTCAAATGGTACAAAGAATGCACCTTTCAAACCGCCTACAAATTGCTTACATGGTTCGTATCTTCCTAATAAAGTTCCACAAGTTGGCATATTTTTCTATTTTGTTGGTTAAAAAAAAGGGGCGGGTGTTTACGCCCACCCCGTGTTTATATTGTTCCTATATTATTAGGTTACATTAATTACAACTTGTTGAGTTGGGTTGGTAGCGATGATACCACCAGTGAAACGCATGATTACACGCACATTCTGTGAACCATCGATATCGCTCATGTCGATAACCTTCACTTCGTTGTAATCACTCAACAAACCAGTACCGAAGTGCAAATCTGACTTCATACCCAATACACAGTCGTAATCGTTAAGACCAGGACACATGGTTACGGGGATACCTTGGAAGTTCATTGGCTTTTCACCTACATAGAATTGGAAGTTGTAATTACCAGCAGACAAAGCGGCTTGGTATGCCTTCATGGTAGATGGACCAACATAGTATTGGTAACCTTCTTTGCCATACAATGCAGCGGGTGAGTAATCCAATGCTTCTTGCAAACGAGCAACAACATTTGATCCAGTAGTTGCACCACTGA